TTGTATTTCATTGCATCTGTACCAGTAAATTCAGTAATTTGGATTGCTTTCATAAATCAATTATCCTTATTGGCAAGTTTATAAAAAAAATCTGCCACATGGTATTGAAAATGAATTCCTGGATGAGCACTTACATTTGTCTTCTTACCATCGACAATAGAATAATCTGATCCCCTAACCCACTGTAAAGCATCTTTAAACTCAGAGTCATGATCTAAAAAACAAGTATCTTTTATAAAATGATTAACTCCTTTAAAATTATCTATTGGGAAAAACGAAGTATATCTTTTTAACTGAAAATCTTTTAAATTGCACAATTCATCCATAATTTTAGCAGTAGATATATCCCATGTTGTCCAATTTAGTTCTATATTATTTGTTAAACAAAATGCCTCTAGCATATATATAGCATTTACAGCATTAAAAATTAAATGATGTGGCGATATTGCATCCTCTATAAATCTTTTATCTTTTGTTTCCATAAAGATAGATCCATCATGCATGCTCATTTTTGGATTACAAAAAGTTACTAGTAGTCCTTGGTGACTCCCAAACTTATCTCGTTGTGTTTTCATTTGAGAAAATTCTTTATCAAAAACAATCACACTTCTAAAAAAGTCTGGCATTAAACAAAAAATTTGCTTTGGCATTTTATTATTCATACAATATTTTATAAGATTTAGGCAAACGCTTTCTACAGATGCTCCAGGGCTACCTAAATTCATAACCCCTTTATTCATACTCTTGCTTAAAAAGTTTGTCCATCTTCCTTCTTCTGGAACACCAAGTCCAAAAGTTATAGAACAGCCAGAAGCAAGTACCTCTGGATCTTCATAAACCTCTCCACGAAATCCAAATTTATTAACTTCGTAGGTATTATCCTCATCAACTGTTCCAATATACTTATACTCATTTGCTTCTTTTAAAACTGCATTTTTTGCATAAGGAGCATACATTCCAAGATTATCTGTGTCTGTAAAATATTTTGTTAAGTACCAACTATTAATTAGGTTATATTTGTAAAAGCCTAAAATGTCTTGTGTTAAAGAATCCATAATTTATTATACCATAATCCTTGGGCTTATCAAGCGTCTGCAAACTTTGTTGCTTTTGATAAAAGTTTATTATAGTACAGGTAGCATAGGTCCATATTAAAATTATTTAAGTTTATTTCTTTATATCCTGGAATAATCTTGCTTGATCCTTTTGCTAATCCTTTAGCATCATAGTCAGTTTCATCAGGGAATTTGATGTGAGATGTTTTGTCTATTTGAAGAAAATCTAGTGCTTTATCTATCACGATTTCTGGATGTGTAACTAAGTCGTCAAAGTCTATAATGTAATCTGCTTCCTGAAATAAAAAATTATAAAACATAGCATACTGAGTTATAATTTCATTTATTTTTGAGTCTGGTGTATCAAGCCCCTGAACTCTTTGCAATGCTACTAAAGAGGTTATTGTATCTTTTGGATCTCTTGCTATAGTTACAATTGTTTTTATTTTTTTATTATCTTTATCAAATGAAATATTTATACTATGAGATCTTTGAATATTAAACATTGTTTTTTCATATACAAGTTTAGCAAAGTAATGAGATCCAGTCCTAGGAAATGTTACTAGGTGAGGCAATAGCATATTTATTAAATCTCAATCTTTTTTTCTAAAATTTTGTTGTAGTAAGAATAACATAGACCAAAATTTTCTTCATTTAAATCGTATTTTTTATATCCTGGTAGTATTTTACTTGATGGGATATACTCTTCTTGCCAAAGATTAGGCGTTCTTTTAAAAAGTTTATAGTCTGTGCTTTTTATTTCTAACAAACTAAAAACTTTTTTTACTACATCTTCTGGACGATTCACAAGATCTTTAAAATCTATGATACAGTCTGCATAATTATAAAGAAAACTGTGCATAAAAACATAGTTTGTTATTGTTTCTTCTATTCTTCCCAAATTGGTATCACCATACTCTTTTTCTTGTAGTGTTAAATATGAAGATATGGTATCTAATGGGTCTCTTACTATTGTAATAATTGTTTTTTGCTTGTTTCCATCCTTATCAAATACTTTGTTTATACTATGAGACTTATCAATACTAATTCTTGCTTCTTTGTAAATGAGTTTATCAAGATAGTGAGATCCACTTCTAGGAAATGTTACTAAATGTGGAATGTTTTTCAAGATACTAGGCCCATAGACAAATGATTAAAGCATACATCTGCAACTATATAGTCTTCATGGTTTATTACTACATCGTAATGTGTAGCATCTTTTTCGCAAAAAAAACATTTAGATTTTTTCATATAAATATTATACCATTAGACAAAATCAAACCAAATAGGCATTATGTATCTTGAACCATTTGCAGGAGCAACATCATACCAATAGTGAGGATTTCCAGGGTATAAAACTAAATCGCCAGCCTTTGGCTTAATAGTCATATTCTGATTAATAAAGGATAGTTCTCCACCCTCGTAGTCATCATTTAAATATACCCAGCCTGCTAAATGGTTTGAATCTTTATGCCCCATATCGTTTATTGGTATTGATTTACTATTATTATGTATCCACTGAGCAAAGCGAGAATTCCTTGACTTTAATTTTACTCCGTACTCTTTTTCGAGTAAATCCTGAATTTGAGGAATGTATCTTTCTGAATAGGTAAGTGAGTCATAATATAGCAAAGATATAGCAGGCCAGCCAGCATCATCATTCTGCAGAAGACGGTTATTGCTTGTCTCTGTGCTATTTATAAGTCCAATAATATTATCACATTCTTCTTTGCTTAAATAATTATTGAATACTTTTATGTTCCTAGGATCACTTCCAATATTATTAAAGTTTTGCACTGTTGTGTCAGAGTAGCCGATGACATTTCCTTCGGGCACAACAATATCATTAAAGTTTTTCACCATGTCTAGCAATTTGCTAATGTCTTCTTGATCAGTATGAATCATAAAATCATAAATACCAAACTGCTGAGATAGATTCCTTATTTGTGCAACAACATCAACTAATTTTCCTTTTATCAAATGGTGTTGCTGTCTAACTGGGGCATTCTTATCATACTTAACATACTTTTCATCATCTGGATGGGTTGTAATAAGTGGATCAATAATAACTATAGGCTTTACACGATTAAGATCAATTTTCTTAAACTGATCTCTAAACAACAGATTATCATCAACATATATATATTCACAATGCTTGTTTGCTATTTCAATTGTTGTGTCTGAAGATCCAACTACTGCCATATGAGTTTTGTTTCGATGCGTTTTCATCAAATTCATAACCTTATCCATCCAAACTGCAGATATGGCTACTCTTTTTTCAAGAGTATCTATAAGTGATGGGTCATGCATGTAGTGGTCTAAAACTAATTTTTCTGCAGGACCATTTCCTTCATCGCCCCATCTTCCAGCAACCATATTTACTCCAATTCTTCCAGGAGCAAAGCGGTTTAATGTTTCACAAATCTTAGCAGCATAGTCAGGACTTGTTCCATATGATGGTAAAGCAATTGTCATAATTAACTGATCAGTTTTTTGCAGGGCTTCTTGTATAACTAAAGAAAAATCAATACCACCTGGACCATATGGAAGCAAAACAGATTTTACATTAGCACCGTCTAATTCTTTTGCCATCTTAAGAATTCCGTTAAGGTCTAAGTTTTCAATACTGTCATTTATTTGCCAGTGTCTTCTCCACATCCAGTGAAATGTTATAGGCTTGCTTGTATTATCCATTTTTTACCACTCTTCCTTTTGTCTTAAACCAAGAACCTATCTTGGATTTTGCCACCTTGCTTCTTAAAAGTTCTCCAAATGTTTCATGAGATATCTCTGATCCAAGATACTCTTGTCCTGTTTCAAGATCAATAAGTTTCCACTTTCCTGGTGCCTTTGTATGCAAAATTAAATCAATTGGATGGTCATAGTCGTTTACTTCAGAGCCATCCAAAAGTTTTCTTTTCTTAATGCTATCTGTCATGTTAAACTATCGTAAACCAAATTGGAAGTGTGTATCTAGTTCCAGATAGAACTTCTTTAACTTCATGGGGGTAATGTAAGTTGCCTGGGAAAACAATAAAGTCTCCAACATTAGGCTTAATAGATAGGTCATGAAGTTCAAAATTAATCTCTCCACCTTCATAATCATCGCTTAGATAAATAAGTACTGGCAAATGATTGTCTGTAACATACCCAAGGTCATCCACATGTAGTTTTAAATATGTGCCTGGAGTCCACTTGACAACACTAAGATGTGTTTCTTTTGCTTTAATCTTTTCTTTTTCTATGCCGTAAGACTTTACTATTTGATTTTTGCATCTTTCTATTATGTTATTAATATCATCAATGCCATTATATTGATGCATATATGTTAAAGCATTTCCATCATTATCTTTTTGAGAAACAAAACTAATAGATGGCCTATTTTCTATATCACTCATAAGATATTCAATTTCTTCTTTTGTTAAAAAATTAGGAATAACCTTAATATTTTCAGCAGAGTTGCCAATCCTATGAAAAAATTCCATATAGGACTGATTTCTTTCTATGCTTGGTGGATCATTTCCAACTGGTATTCCATTAACGATATAGGCCATACAACCATTATACACTATGAGTATATTTGAAGTATAATGTAATAATGACCTTGTTATACATACTCTATAGCCCAGTACACAAAGCGATCAAGATAGGGATATCTGATGTCTCAGGTAGAAGGTTTGCAAGCCATAGGACCAAGGGATGGATATTAATTAAATATTGGTGGTTTTCCGAACGGGATCAAGCAAGACAAATAGAAACCATAGTACTAAGAACACTAAGGGCAAAGCATGGTTCTTTTCTAAATAAGACAGATATGCCTCAAGGAGGCTACACTGAGACATTTGATGCATCAAAGATAACTAGAAAAGGTTTGATCCGTATGGTTAATAAAGCAATAAAAGATGTTTTGCCTTTATAGTATTTTTATACATTTATCAAGTGCTTTATTGTAAAAATCATATAGACGAGATAAATCTAATTTTTCTACATACGCCCTTATTTCTTCGTACTCATCAACCTTTTTGCTAGATATAAGGTGTCCATTTTTTGGATACTCCTTTATTGTATTTTCTTTGTAATCATCGCTAACTATTGGTAAATCTATAATCTTTGCTAAGGCTATCGTAGTTTTGAAAGGATGGTTTACTAGGTCATTATAGTCTATAACGGTATAAAAATGCTTTGCTTTTTCTACTTTATTCAAACCATCAAGATATATATCTAAATCGGATATATTATTTTTTTTATTTCTGATATGGTCAATAGTCTCATTGTTATTGTCATAAAATGCAGTCATTGCTAACTTTGATGTAAGCATCTCAATAGGGTCTCTGATAACTGTTATCATTTTATTATCTTTAAAACTGTGATACTTTTTTATATATACACCAGTGTGCTGCAGGATTCTGTCTTGAAGATAAAATGATCCAACTCTGGGAAGTGTGCAGATAGAGTATTCTTTACTTATTTCTTTATATAGACTATGGTTTTCTTCAGTCATGGCTTAATTCTATCAGAGCATTTTGGGCACTGTTTAGTAGGTTTTGCAGTTTCATATGATACTTCAAAAGTACCACCACAGTTAAAGCATAGGACAATCGGCATAAACTCAGTATATCACCTTCGGCTGTAAAGTAAATCGAAAAATAGGTTTTAAAGTTCGGCGGAATATAGAGGTAACAAACCTTTCTATGCCCTATACGGGCACTATCGGTGAGTAGACTTCATATGCCGAGCAAGGGAATCATGAGCAAAGATACCCCATCTTAGATCCCACTCCTTCTTACAAATCGGACAGATTAATATCCTCATCCCATCTCCTTTTCCCAAACAACCAAACAATTAATACATTGGATGCCTGGTTCTCTCATATACCATTTATGATCACATTTTGGAGTATAGCCCTTACCCATACCTTTACGCTTTAATTGCTGTCTAAATTTTCCATTTGGATCATGAATATGGCAGTATTGTTTAGGATGTGCTACATTGGCAAAACAGGTCTTGCCGTTATTTTTAGTAGCATAACATTTTTTCATTGGCGATGTCTTTTCTTGTTGCCATACTTAGCCTTAACATCAGCAACTGCCTTATCGACCATAGACTTGGTGACACACCAGATATGGCCATCAGGCATAGTTTGATGGGTATACCAGAAAGACTCATCGTCTCTATCAATTGTGCAACAATTAGTATCCACCAAGGCACTCATTTCTTGTATGATATAGTCTAATCTTTGTCAGAATTTTGCGGGAGGGACCAGAAAGATCTTCCTTACAAGTAGAGCAAGTATAAGACCATTCACCAGTAAACCAGTCATGTACATAGCCTTTAGCATTGGCATATTTCTTGGCTACAAAGGTTTGGAATGGATCAGGGATATCATATATCATCATTAAAGAAATCTATACCCAAGTACCAGTGAAAGAGATACAAACCTATTTCCCAGTCGTGTCTGATCGGATAGCCCCAATTGTGGAGATATATTCCAAATGCGTAGTTTGATGTCATCTTGCCATAGTGTAGTTTCATGATAGTTCCTTCTCAATTGCTTGGATTGTTTCGCAAAGGTATTGATTGCATATACCGCAATGGTTGAACTCATCAGGCTTATGCAACTCCACTACTGCACGGAGGGCT